AGCAGAGCAAGCCATACGAATCAGTTCTCATCCGTCATTGGTAAAAACTGCTGACACAGAAGCATCAGCCGGTGCAGGTGCTGTAATTAATATGTCAGACAATCTACCAGGTGACCTGAAACCATACTTACTACAACCATCAAGTTCGAATGTAGACAGCATCATTAAACTACTAAAAGAACACCAAACGATGATTATGAAGATGACCCACCTTGAAGCAGTTGTCGGAACCAAAACAGTTGCTAAAAGCGGAGTTGCACTACAAACAGAATTTAGTATGCTGAACACTCGATTGGGTGATAAGGCAGACAGTTTAGAAAGATTAGAAATAAAGATATGGGAACTATTCCAAATATGGTCTGACTATAAAGCAGACGATACATTTTTAATCGAATACAAAAAGAAATTCGACCTAAGGGACGAAGTAACTGACTTGACTAACCTCAAGGCAGTACGGGATATGGGTATCTCGTCAGATACGCTACGAAAAGAAATTGAAAAACAAATAGCAAAAATCATAATTCATAACGGCGATGTATTAGAAGATATCGTAGAAGAGATAGAATCATCTACTATCATAAATACATTAGAGACTTAAAACAACACTCCAAAGGAGGATACTATGACTAACATAGACCAACAAGTAGGCACCAGCGAGCAAATAGAAGAAACTGAAACTTCTGCTGAACAAATTCAGGCAACAGAGCGTTCATTTACACAAGATGAAGTTGATGCAATCGTTAAGGCACGCTTAAACAAGCAGTCGAAGAAATACGAAGATGTTAACCTAACAGAGTACAGAACACTCAAAGAAGAAAAAGAAAATGTTAAACTAGAAGAACAAAAAGCAAGAGGCGAGTTTGAATCAATACTACAAGAACAGAAAAACAAGTTCGAGTTAAGATTCAATAACTTAAATCAGCAACTTCATAAAGAGAAGGTAGAAGGAGCGATACTAAAAGCCGCGGGTAGCAGAAATGCTGTAGACCCAACGCAAGTAGCACAACTGCTACAAAATCGTGTAAGACTATCAGATGATGGTGAAGTACAAGTTCTTAACAATAATGGCGAAGTGATGTATGATACTGATAATGCAACACCAACTACTATTGACAACCTAGTTAATACATTCCTAGACTCTTCACCCCATTTTCTTAGGGCTGGCCCGAGCGGTTCGGGTTCAACAGGGAATGTAGGGGAATCAGTAGATCCAGAAGTCGATATATCTTCATTAGATTTATCTGACCCGGCTCAAAGAGCGATATATGCCAAAATAAAGGCTAATCGTTAAATTTAAATCAATTATCATTAGGAGATAATACTATGGCTAACACCACAAACACAGCAGTAACCACAGCCAATGATTTAGCAGGCTTGCTCGTCGCCGCGAGACAAGATGCCATCTTTGCAGGTTATGAATCATCACTTTATCTACCAGGGGTTATTATGAATATGCATAATGTACCAGCAGGTAGTGTAACAGCACAAATTCCAAAGTTTAGTGCAGTTGCAACAACAGAAGTTTCTACAGAAACTTACAACGACAGTGCTCCAATCGAAGAGTTAGAAGTAACTAATGTTGCTTCAGCGGCTGTTCCAGTAACAGCAAAGTCATATGCCGCTCGTGCTTTATTAAAAGACCTAGGTGGTCTTAATGCAGGCAATGTCGGTACAGTACTAGGTCGTGCAGTATCAGAAAAGTTTGACGACGATGTCGCCGCACTATTCATTGATGCTTCAATCTCAGAAGCAGGTGCTACAACAACTGGTTTAACAATTGATAAACTAGCAACAGCAGCCCAAACAGTTAGAGGACAGCGTTTCTCTGGACAGTTAAACTGTGTACTACACCCAGCACAAATTGAAGACATCCTACAAGACTTAACAACATCAAGTTTTGCAGGTTCAGATGCACTAAACGAAGCACTACGCCAAGGTATGGTTGGGTCTTTATTTGGTATGAATATCTGGCAGTCAGCAAGTGTAGGTAAAGATAACTCAAACGCCGACTACGCAGGTTGTGTATGGGCAGAGAATGCTTTTGGTATCGCAATGTTTAAAGGGTTAGATGTATCTAGCCAGGCCAACATTACTGGATTAGGAACTGATATTGTTGCAAGTTTACACGCAACACCAGCCCTAGTTGATGCCACTCGTGCTTGTAGAATCATCTCAGCAGTATAATAATCTTTAACATAACCTAGGAGAATAAGTATGGCTAACTACGCAACAGACTCAGACTTATCTTACTATGTACCCGATATCTTCGAACACGGAGTAGCGAGTTTTACTAGTGAGTTAACAAGAGCAACTGATACAGTTAATAAGAGACTAAAGGCAGAATGGTGGCATAAGAATGCTAACAATTTTGACGATGCCAAACTTAACGATGCCCAATGGACAGAGGTAACAGTATACGCGGCACTTGCTCTGCATATTCTTCCTAGATTAAGTAGTTTTCGACCTGACGATGTTTTTATCGAAATGAGTAACTTCTATCGTGTAAGATACGAGGATACCTTCCGTAGGGAAGTACTTTCTGGTGTCGATTACGATGATAATCTGGATTCAGTTTATTCTGATTCAGAAAGAGTCGCTGGTCATCTTAATAGGCTGTCAAGGTAATGGCTAGTAAACGAGAACTTATCGCAACTAATATGGTAGATAGTATAAACGCTATCAATACTATAAAGATGGGTAAAGTATCCCGTGAACCTGCCTTCCGTAATGAAAATGAGTTCTATTCTTTAGCGAGAACGAACTTTCCTCATATTATCGTCACCTCTGGTAACGAGCGTAGAGAGGATATCACTATGGGTTCAAGCAGTCTACGAGGTGCAACAATGACGATTGATTTGATATGTTTTATTAAAGGTAGTGATAAGTCAGCAGACGAAACACTTAACTCTTTAGTAGAAGCAATCGAAGAGAAACTTGATGTTGACAGAACACGAGGTGGAAATGCAAAGAATACAGAAGTACGAGAAGTTGTGATGGGTGCTCCAATCGAACACCCTTATGGTTCTTGTACTATATCTGTAGAGGTTGACTACACATTCACAAGAGGAGCGACATAATGAAATATGTTAAAATGAAAGACAAGAACGGTGGATTATATCCGCGTGTTCGACAATTAGATGTTCCGACTCATCTTAAAAATGGATGGACTCTGGTTGAAGACAAAGTACAGGATAAACCTGTATATAAAAAGAAATCTGTTGAAACACCACCAGTGTATGAAGCAGATATTGATAATGCTAACGAGGAGAATGAATAATGGCACAAATCACAAAAACAGGCACAGGTGGTTCAATTATGATATCTGATGATGCTGGTTCAAACTACGAGACAGTTGCAGAACTACGCTCGTGGTCACTGGATGAGTCTTCAGATGTGGTAGAATCTACCAATATGTCAAGCAATAGAACTAGAAGTTATATCGCAACACACAAAACTTGGACTGGTACAATGGATGTTTATCAAACATTTGATGATACATCTGGCGACCTTCAGTACACACAGGAAAAAACAGCAGTACCTGTAGTATCTGTAGGTGAACTATACAGTTTTAAGTTCTATGTTGATGATTCAACATCTACTTTTGCACACTATGATGGCGCAGGTATCGTAACTGGTATCTCACGCTCAGTTTCGCACGACGGAATGGCAGAGATGACAATCACTGTCCAAGGTAACTCGGCGTTGACTGAAGGTGCATAAGAAAGTTGATAACTTTTAAAGTTAAAACAGACTTTGACCTCGACAAAACTGTAAGTCGTATCATACGAGAAGTATCAGACGATTTAACAAAAGAGTTGAGGTCAAGGACTCCTATTGACACAGGTAATGCAAGACGCGGCTGGAAGAACAGACCTGGCAGAAAGCAGGCTACTATAAGTAACAAAGTAGACTACATCACATACGCCGATGAGGGCGGAATAGGACTAGAAGAAGGACTCAGTAAACAAGCGCCGAGAGGCTTTGTTAAACAGTCTATAAATAAAGTAAAGAAGAATGCCAGAAGTGGTAAATATAAGCAAAGGAGCAATAAATAATGACAACACTTACTAAAGCAAAACAACATTTTAGAGAAATAGCAAACAAAGGTACGGGTTCAATCGTAGTACCAGAATGGGACACAACAATCTATTGGAAGATTGGTGGCTTAAACTTTGCATCACAAAACAAGATTATGGAACTAACAAGTTCAGGTAAGTCAGCAGAAGCACTTGTAGAGATGCTTATTCTTCGCTCACTGGATAGTGAGGGTAAGAAAATGTTTAAGTTAATGGATAAACAAGAGATAATGAGAGAAGTGGATCCCAATGTTATTCTCAAGGTAGTATCGGCTATGGGTGCAGATGACGATGACGATTATAATGCTGTCGAACAAACATCAAAGGCGGATAAAGCAATAAAAAACTAACTGAGGATCGGGAGTTATTCTTCTGTTTCCAATTGGCACACGAGTTAAAGATGAGCGTCATCGATGTAATGAAGATGCCTAACGAAGAAGTAGTATACTGGAGTGCTTTCTTTGAGATAATAAGGAGAGAAGATGATAAAAATAAACATAAGCCCGGTCCTAAACAGTATTAAAACAAGTATAAGAAACTTTATTCAGAGAGTACTTAAGCGTATTAGGGGACAATAATGAGCGATATTAACTTAATCATAAGTGCTACTGATAAGGCTACACCAGTATTAAAAAGAGTCAACAGACAAGTAGACCGCTTTAGTGCTAAGTCAAAAAGAGCCACAAACAGTGGCTTAGCAATGGGTAAGATGATGAAAATGGCAGGGGCAGCCGCTCTTGCCATTGGACTTACTAAGGTAGTATCAAGTACAGTAAAGACTATCGCACAGTTTGATAGTTTAAAAGCGATGCTGAAGACCGTAACAGGCTCAGCAGATGGTGCCCTCGTAGCATTTGAGCAGATAAAGAAATTCACCGCAGAGACACCGTTCCAACTAGGCGAAGTAACAAACGCTTTCTCTATTCTTAAGAGAAACGGTATTGACACATCAACTGAATCACTGACAGCATTTGGTAACATCGCAGCCGCAAACGGTAAAACATTTGAGCAATTCGCTGAAGCGTTAGGTGACGCTGTAACTGGTGAGTTCGAAAGAATGAAAGAGTTTGGTATCAAGGTGAAGAAAGAGGGCGAAAATATGGTCGCCTTTATGGGTTCTACACAAATAGGTATGTCAGATTCAGCAGAAGGCATCATCGATATCTTTAAAGAACTAGGTGTAGAAGGTGGCAGATACGCAACAGGTCTTGCTGACCAAGCCGACACAATCGGTGGTAAATGGTCAAACTTACAAGATGCTATGGCACAATTCCAAGCAGATGTAGGTGAAGGTGGACTTAATACAGTACTAAAAGAAGTAACAGTAGGACTCAGTGATATGTTTAATAGCACTGGTGACCTAGCAAAACAAATCGGTGCTGGACTAGGTGCCGCAATCAGAACAGCGATGTTCTACTTTAAGAGTATGGGTATCATCGTACAGACAGTAGTGAATGGAATATCAGAACTATTCCACTGGGTAGGTGGTATGATTGAAGAGCCAGTACGAAACGCACTGAACACAGTCGCAGGATATCTAGCAACACTATACGAGAAGTTTGAGACTGCATTTGTAACAATAAGAAGTGTAGCAAATACCGCAATCAACAATATAGCAAACACAATAGAAGTATGGTTTAAAAACACTAAAGCAATCGTACAGAACTTTCCAGACTTGTTTAATAAAGCGTGGGAAGAGATATCTAGGGTAGCACCAGAGTTTGGTAAAACACTTGTAGCACAAATAATTCATATAGGTGAATCACTAGTAGATAACTTTAAGATAGCAGTCGGTAATATACCTGAAGCATTTAACTTAATGTATGAAGCAGTAGTACAAGGTGTACCACTATTTGGTAAAGCACTGATAAGACAAATTATAAATGTAGGTAAAACATTCGCAACAAACATCGGTATCGCAATAAAGAATGCGCCTGAAGCCTTTAACTTAGCATTTGAGACAATAGTACAGGGTGTGCCACTATTCGGTGAAGCACTAATAAAACAAATCATTGAAGTAGGTAAATATCTCATAACAAATGTAAAAGAGATAGTAACAAACCTACCACAGATGTTTAACCGTGCCTGGGAAGCAATCACACAATCAGTAACGAACTTTGGTTCAGCAGTAGTCGACCAGTTTGCAGGCATAGGTAAAGCAGTTAAGACTGCTTGGAAGGCTATCTGGAGTGATGAAATCAGTTGGGAAGATGCAGTTGATGAACTGATGAAGAACCAATTTAGTGCTGACAAGTTTAAGTTAGACCTAACAGACTTTGTTGGCGTAGAATTCAAAGGACTAGAGAACCAATTTAAGGGACTAAAACTAGAACTACCTGAGACAACATTTGACCAATTCAAAGAACTAGAAAACCAATTCAAAGGACTATCACTAGACCTACCTGAAGCAACATTTAAGAAGTTTAAAGAGATAGACAATCTGTTTGTAGGTAAAGACTTTAGCATAGATATCGGACTAGATGAGATACTACTGAACGCTGAAGAAGTGATGAGAATAATGAACCAAGATAGAACTGGTGACTTCTTATCACAAGAATGGGTAGTAGGTGCTGTTGAGGGTCTTAGAACTATATCAGATGCCGCAATGAATGTAACCCCAATGGGAATGTTTAAAGAGTTTACAAAACAGTACGACTTACTCATCGCTGAAGGTGTAGCAAATCAAAAAGCACTAGAGATGGCGATTAAGAGAACAGAAGCCGCACAGAAATCATTAAACAATACAAACAGAACAGAAACAACCGAGTCTATGAATGCTGTAACTGATTCTATAATGGATCAACATATGGCACTGAACACAGCCGAGTACCAATGGTCATCGTTTGAGATAGCAACATTTGATGCTATAAGAACAATTAAAGACGGTATAGAAGGTATGGTTGGCACAATGACTGACCAAATCTATGATATGTTTACGGGTGTAACAACTGTTATGGGTGGCTTAAGAAACATAGCCGCATCAGTATTCCAAATGATAGCGAAAGCAGTTATTCAGACAATGATTGTGAAACCTATTATAGGAATGCTTACAGGTACATTCTTTCCAGCCCCATTCGCAAACGGCGGACTAGCCGCAGGTGGTAACCCAGCGATTGTTGGTGAGAACGGACCGGAAGTAATAGTACCAAGTGGTAACAGTAGAGTATTCTCAAAC